ATACTGTGTACATCTTCGTGACTTCTGGTATAGATTGATAATGAAAAATCAAAATCATAAGGAACAGGATTATACTGAGACAGATATTGTGATGATGATTGTGCAAAATTCTTAATGTTTGTATTTTGCTTTCTTTCTGGATCGTATGTCAATCCCATCATTTCATAACTGATACGAGGAAGTGTCATTTGCACTTTTTTATCCAAGTCTGGATCAGATTGTAACCTCATCACATATTGTTCTTTCGGAGCATAATCAATAGGAACAAGGAATCTTTCCTGTTCGGTACCATCTTTATTGTATCTGATTAGATTGATATTATTGAACAAATTTCCAAATGCGACAATAAGTTTTCTAATAACTCTATTTTGATTAGTGGCTGCCATTATAATGAACCAAATGGGTTATTCGTTGAGTTATCTATGTAAATAGAACCTTCTGTTTCAATAATCTTATTGTCATAGGGTTCATTTTTGATATTAACATCCATTGGGTCAAATGTAATCAAGGTATATCTTGCATTGCTGGAATGTCCAATAATGATATGATTGTTTGAGAAATCACCCGAAATATTGGAAACAGATAATGTGTTTGCTAGTGGTAACCAATTCTGAACTGTGGCCATAGTGTGAGCATTTGCATATGTATTATCAAGTGACTGGAACACAACTTCTTGCATTTCATAATTTCCGTGACCAGTATTTCTATTAATACTGAGGTCAATTGTATATGCGGAGTGTGTGACAACCTCGTCAATATCTGGTATTCCAGTATCGATAACTTCTTGTGAGTAACGGAACTTCTCAAGTTGAATTTCATAGAAATAAGGAATCTTTCTACCTAAAGTAAAGAAATCTTTATTTTGATTCACAAAAGTGATTTCATATAATTCACCTACACCATTGAGAAATGGTACATATATTAAATCACCTTCTCTTGGTCTTGTAAGTATATTTTGTGGTGTTCTTTGCAAAAAAGAACGTTTTGACATAATAACAGTCACATTATTTTTTATTTCCAAACCGAATTTGGAAAAGAATTCTTTTTCTCCACCATAATCCAAAACATTACTTGGATAAACTTCAACAGGAAATGCAGATGTAAATTTTTTTAATGGATCTTCACCATAAAGTAAATCTCTACTTTCTGAATTAATTATGGGCATATAATAGGTGTCTGTACCCATAATTTTAATGGATTCGACTATTAAATCTTCCACAAGATGTTGTTCACCTCTTGCACCATAATTATTGAAATAATGATTAGTTGACATATTAGTTCATAAAAAATTCAAGAACACCGCCGAACATTGATTCCATCTCAGATTCCAATCTTTCGATTTCTTCAACAGCTTCATCATATACTTCTTTACCATTAAGTGTTACACCACCGGGCAATTGTATACCACCAAATTTTTTCATATTAGAACCCCAAGTTCTTTTTATGAGTGCTGTGGCATATTCTTTGAGCCATCTGTCGTTCCATATACCAGGATAAACATCCGGATTAATTGTTGCATAACATTCTGCAATAACAATTTGTCCTACAGGTGCCTCTTGGTCTCCCCAGTTCCAGTCAATAAACAATCTTTTCATATGTCTATTGTAACGAATAGGAACCTCACCAGAGAACATTATTTCTAATGAACGCAGATGTTGTTGGGTCAGTGTATAGTTGATGTATGACGCGGAGGTGAAGTCATACAGTTCATTTAATCGTAACTGATACCTAAGGTCAAACATATTGACATTGGCTTGAGAATCTGTTACAGGAAATATTCGAGTAACACCAACAATTTCCATTTGGTTGTTGGCTGCATCGGTAGTAATAGAAGGACTCATATCCAGATATCTATGGTTGATATCTGTTTGTTCTAATGCTTTGATGTAGTATACTTTTTGTGTACCATCAGTGTGTCTGTCAGTAAAATACTGAAGAGCATCGGTAATTCTATCGTCTACTTGGTCCGGATCAACATTGATTTCTATCACCGGAAATCCAAGTCTACGGAGACAATAATCTTTGAATTCTGTTCTGGATGTTATTGTGGCCATAGTTTATTGGTAAATTTGTATATATATTCTTATTTATGTGAGTATTTATGATAGTTGTAACCGGCGCATATGGATTTATTGGTTCCAATTTAGTCAGAGAATTATACAATCGAGGACACAAAGATATTTTAATGGTTGATTATGAGCCCAGAAATTATAATTCAGATTTACCTGTGGTATTCACTCCACCCGAAGAATTCTATAACCATATAGAAAAATATAAAAATATCGAGTCTATATTCCATGAAGGTGCAATATCTTCAACGACAGAAACCGATACAATGAAATTATTTGAAAGAAATGTTCAGTGTACATGGAATTTAATTTATTATTGTAGAGATAATAATATACCATTACAGTATGCATCTTCAGCCTCAGTGTATGGTAATCCATCTATTGAAGAATGGCACAATCCAAATAAATCATTAAACCCATTAAATCATTATGCAAAATCAAAACAACAGATTGATTATGTTGCTGATTTGGTGATTAATAGTAAAAGAACACCAAAGTTACTACAAGGTATGAGATACTTTAATGTTTATGGTCCTAATGAAGATCATAAAGGAGATCAATCTAGTCCATATTCTAAATTTGCAAAACAACTTAAAGAAACTGGTAAAATAAAACTATTTGAAGGATCAAAAGAATTCTATAGAGATTTTATTTCTGTTGAAGAGTTAATTGACAAAAAGTTAAAAATATGGTATAATCAGACCAATGGCATTTATGATATTGGTACTTCTAAACCAAAATCCTTTTACGAAGTTGCTTTAGAAGTTGGTGGTTCTCCGGATGTTATTGAATGGGTTCCAATGCCAAGTAACCTTGTGGAACATTATCAAAAATATTCTTGTGCTAATATGGATTGGTTATAACTTAAACTAGTATCCAACCTTTTGAAGTACTTGTATAAACCAAATAAAAAGAAACTCCTAGAACATCAACAGTTAATTGATTATTCAATCCATTAATATTTGAACCGTTATTATTAATAACACAAATTCTTGTATTGGATTGATTTGAAAAACCTATTGTACTTCCTGTGGTTGGTGAAGAAGGTAGTGTTAATGTTAAATTGGTTGTTGCAACATAATAAGTATTAATCACCGCGGTTGTATTTGCTGAAATGTATGTAGGATTTACAGATGGAAATCCAGATGCTGCCGTAGATTGTATTGTACCATCAGCAAATCTGACAATACCATCACCAACATTTCCTAAATTTCTTGACTGTGACATTTATTTGTCCTATATGTGAATACTTTTACTATTTATTTGGATGTGGTCCTGTTGGAACGGTAAAATTACTGGTATATCTTGCTAGACCTTTGGTAATTCTAAGATCATCAATATATCCATTCATTAAATATGATGTATTATAATAACCACCAACAGCTATATATTGTCCTGAAGATGAACTTGTGTTTGTTGCAGATCCAACATTTGTACCGTTCACATAGACTGTAATGACTCCCGAACTTCTTACCATTGCAATGTGGTGCCAGCTGTTTAGTGATGGAGAATATGTGGTATCAAAATAACTACCACAAAACATAATTCTATATGGTCCAGTGGAACTTGAGTTTGGATTTGCAATATATATAGTTGCACCATAACTATATGATGTACTTAATCCTCCCACATCTCCAGAAATTTGAAATATTGCTGGTTGGTATGCACCATTAGTACCAAAAGATTTCCAATAAACCCATTGTTCAATCGTGAAATCGCCATCGGCAAAAATTAATTCCCTACACGGAGATTTATTACATACATAACTATATGTATCAAATGATAATGATCCTGTGCCATATACTTTTATTGCTGTGTTAACCACTGCATTTGAAATTGTTTCCAAATCAATCATACCCGAATTATCTATAATTCCAGAATTTGTTCCTGATAATAATAGTTGAGTATTTGCAATTGGAGGCAATTTTGCTATTGGGGGGGTGAAGGTGCTGGTATAT